TATCCCCGAAGGTGGTTGAAACAGTCCACAAAGGCCCAATGACTGGTAATCTCTAGAAAATGAAACTAGAACTGGTAGAAAACGCACCAGCCCTTACAGGGGCTGTGATGCCTCGACTGCATACGCCATGGCTGGAAGGCGAATCTAAGGTAGATGTCATAATTAAACTTGCTGAGTTAATCGGCCAGCCCCTACTTGAGTGGCAGATCGTGATATTGCGAGATATGTGCGCCGTAGATGAGAACGATCAATTTATAAAAAAATCTAGCTTGTTAGTTTGCAGTCGCCAGTCCGGTAAAAGCCATGTTCTGCGTATGCGCGTACTAGCGGGGCTGTTCTACTTTGGCGAGATGAATATTCTTATTATGAGTTCGCAAATGCTCATGGCCTCAAAGTCGCTTGAGATCATGGCAGGTATTATTGATCGCAACGAGTTTCTACGCACCCAGGTAAAGGGCGGCAATATTGAGAAAGCCTACAAGCGCACTAACGGCAATAACCGAATCATCTTAGAATCAGGTGCAGAGGTTCGCGTAGTAGCTGCGACTGCAGACTCTAGCCGTGGTTTAACGGCCGATGTAGTCTGGATTGATGAGCTGCGCCATGTCGGTACAGAGGCGTTAGATGCCGTAAAGAGTACGACCTTAACCCGTACTAATTCGCAGCGGTTCTATACATCTAATGCTGGTTTTAAGGATAGCCACGTCTTAAATGACATGCGCGAAAGATCGCTAAACAAGCCGCCTAAGTCTGTAGGTTATTACGAATACAGTGCCGAGGATGGCTGCGATATATGGGATCGATCCGCATGGGCGATGGCTAACCCATCTCTGGGCTATCTAATTACTGAAGCCGCAATCGAGGAGATAGTGGCTACATCCGATTACACCGCCGTAATGACTGAGAACTTATGCAAATGGTTAGGCACGGATCTGTCACCCTGGACACCTGGCAGCTGGGAACAGTGCGCTGATCCTGATCTAATCCTGTCGCCTGGCATGTATTCGATGTTTGCCTTTGATATTGAGCCGCACTCTAAACGCCACGCAGCTCTAATGGCTGGGGCTATATTGCCCGATGGCCGCATTGGTATCAGCCTTGTTAAGACGTGGGAGTCTGATCGCGCTATTGATGAGCTAAAGATTGCCGTAGATATAAAGGCTTACTGCGATGAGTGGATGCCTAAGCAAGTGCTGTTCGATAAATATACCGGGCAGGCTATTGCTGATCGCTTGCATAACTCAGGCGTAAAAATAGAGGATTGCTCAGGATCGCAGTTCTATATTGCTTGCCAAACGTTTAAAGATTACATAGATAACCAGCGCGTAGTACACGGCGATCAAGAATTCTTAAACGAGTCTATGGATAACGTAGCTGCTAAAAGTAACGAAAACGCCTGGCGTATCATCCGCAAACGCAGCAGCGGCAGCGTAGCCGCGCCAATTTCAGCGGCCATGCTCGTAATGCACCTATCTAAGCCAATGCAAGAAGCCAAGATATACGCCTAGCGACACGCCGAACAGAATCGGTAATGTGCTTGACAATTTGAGAAAATCCCACTTATGGGATTACTGGAAACTTTAGGGTTCAAGGGTAAGGCAGAGGTAACTGCCCAATATGCGCCTGCCATCATGGACAGTACATACGGCGCTGGCATGTATAGCTATAACAGCGGCCTATCTAATTATGGTTATGGCGTTGCGCTTGATCGCAATACTGCGTTGCAAGTACCTAGCGTTAGCCGTTGCCGCAATTTAATTGCAGGCGTTATATCAAGCATTGAACTAGGACTATACAAAAAATCTACAGGTAAAAAATTAGAAAGCCCGGTATGGCTAGAGCAACCAGATATACGCCAGCCGCTTAGCGTTACCTTGGCCTACACAGTAGATGCTTTACTATTTTACGGCGTTGGTTATTGGCGCGTTACATCACTTTATGCAGACGATGGCCGCCCATCAGGTTTTGAATTTATTCCTAATACTCGCGTTACTGTAACTACAAACCAGTACGGCGATGAGGTTGAGTATTACTCAGTAAATGGCGTGCGCGTACCTATGGGTGGTATTGGTTCGCTAGTTACATTTCAATCATTACTGCCTGGCGTATTGCAAACTGGTGGCCGCACTATTCAAGCTGCGTTAGATATTCAAAAGGCTGCAGCTGTTGCAGCTGCTACGCCAATGGCAACCACGATCTTAAAAAATACCGGTGCAGATTTACCAGAAGCGCAGATACAAGGCTTACTAGCTGCGTGGAAATCAGCGCGTACTAATCGCAGTACCGCATATCTCACTAGCACTTTAGAAGCGCAAAATTTAGGCTTCTCACCTAAGGACATGACCTATAATGAAAGCAGCCAGTATTTAAGTACGGAAATTAGCAGATTGATGAACGTACCTGCCTATTACATAAGTGCAGATATGAATAACAGCATGACTTATCAAAATATATTAGATGGCCGTAAAGAATTCGTGGCTTACTCATTACAGCCATTTATTAGCGCGATTGAAAATCGTTTAAGCATGGATGACATAACCGCGCATGGTAATCGTGTTCGCTTTGCGATCGATGAAACTTTCTTACGCGCTGACACTATGGCGCGACTAGATTCAATAGAAAAAATGTTAAACCTAGGTTTGATCGATGTTGCACAAGCGCAATCGATGGAACAGCTAACGCCTAATGGATCAGGAGATACTACAAATGTTGCACTTAACGTTTAATAACGCGATTCAAGCGGCAGATGGTGAACGCCGTGTAATTTCAGGAAAAATTGCGCCATATAACGAGGTCGGTTATACATCGGCTGGCCCTGTTGTATTTGAACGCGGATCAATCGCAATCGAGGATCAAGCAAAAATAAAATTGCTTATGCAGCATCAAAGTACCCAACCTGTTGGGCGCATGATGGCCAATAGTGTGCAAGATAGTAGCGATGGCATTTATGCATCTTTCAAGATTTCAAGTAGCAGCCGGGGACAGGATGCACTTGTACTAGCTCAGGAAAACCTTGTATCTGGCTTATCCGTAGGCGTGGATGTATCCGCGTCTAAGCAGATGAAGGGTTACCTGTTGGTTACCGCTGCAGTCCTGAAAGAAGTAAGCCTTGTGGAGTCGGCTGCCTTCGATTCAGCGGCCGTAACTGATATTGCAGCGGCTAAAGCTGAACTAGAAGCAGCGATGAGTAACAGCACAAAAACAACAACGATCAATACGACAATCGTAGAAATCGAAACCGAAACCGAAACCGAAAGCGAGGCAGCTGTGACTACAGCCCCTATTGATACACCGGATGTACCGGCAGAAAAACCAGTCGAGGCTGCACCAGTTCAAGCAGCTCGCCAAATTATTCGCCCATCCGTATTAGACAGCCAGACAGTACGCACACCAATTACATCAATGGCTAAGTACACAGAGCATAAGATCAAGGCTGCCCTAGGCAATCAAGACTCAATGCTTTATGTAACAGCTGCAGATGATTCTTTCAGCACTAACCCTGCATTTAGCCCAACACAGTACCTATCAGAGTTCCCAACAAATACACGTTTTGGTACACCATCAATCGATGCATGTTCTCGCGGCGTATTGCCAGCAAGCGGCATGACAATTAACGTGCCATCACTTGTTACATCAGCAGGCGGTCAGTCAGGCGTTGCACCAGTTGTAACAGTCGAGGCAGAAGCGGGCGCAGTACAAAACACAGGTATGGTTACTGAGTACCTATCAGGAACTGTAAATAAGTATTCAGGTATGAACACGATCAGCATCGAACTGCTAGAACGTTCAGATCCTAATTTCTATGCAGAACTAACACAGCAACTACAAAACGCTTACCTAAAGACACTTGACACAACAGTTAATGCTGCGTTGATTACTGCAGGTACTGTTGCAACTACTGCACAAGCTGCTACATCAGCAGGCATCATCGGTTACGCATCAGAAGCTGCTCGCCTTGTTTATGAGGCAACTGGTTACTACGCACAGAACTACATCGCCAATGGATCTCAATGGCAGCTACTTATGGGTGCATCAGATACAACAGGTCGCCCAATTTACTCAGCCAGCCAGCCAATGAACGCGGGTGGATTGACCCAACCTGGTTCAATTCGCGGCAACGTACTTGGCCTAGATCTATATGTCGATAAGAACTTTGCAGCTACTACAACAGTAGATGACTCAGCAATTATCCTTGCACCAGAAGCATTTACTGTTTACCAGTCACCACAGGCATATATGTCTGTGAACGTTGTAAGCAACCTACAGGTACAGGTAGCGATCTATGGCTACATGGCGACAATCGCCAAGATGCCTAAGGGAATTATCCGTTACAACTTCACCTAAGAAATAACCCTAATAGTCGGTGGGCGATTAGCCCTTTCGCCCACCGACCCTAACTAAGTAAGGAGTACCGATTATGGCCGCTACATATGTAACAGTCGCCGAGCTACGCACAAATCTTGGCATCGGTACTCTTTACTCAGATAGCACTGTCGAGGAGTGCTGCCAAGCCGCACAGGATCAAATTAACAGTTTCCTTTGGTTTGATTCTGCGCCAGTCGTGGGGACTGCATTGGTAAGCAACGTTGCCACAGTAATGTTGGCCAACCCCGGTCTATTTACTACAGGCGAAAGCGTGACGATAGCCGGGGCTGGTTCGACATTTAACGGCACTTACACAATTACTGCCACGTTACCTTTTAGCACAGGCACTACAAATTTATTGCCTGCATTTAATATGCAGTTAAATTATTACCAGCAACCACGCGGCTATAGCTTTATTCAATATGCCAAGGTTGCAGCAGATGAAAATTTTAGGCGCGTAGTGCCATCAGGCGCAGCAGTAGGTGCAGATACAAAGACTGCTACCTACGTTAATACAGCAAGCGTTAGACAAGCTGCGATGATCTTGGCCGTAGATATATGGCAAGCGCGCCAGGTATCTCAGACAGGCGGCGTAGGACTTGATGGCTTTAGCCCTAGCCCTTACCGCATGGGTAACAGCATGATAGGCAAAATACGAGGCCTGCTAGCCCCGTATATGAGCCCGAATAGCATGGTGGGGTAAATGCCTACCGCTGCAATTACCACGCTGCGTAGCACCATCGCAACGGCTTTAACCAATAACGGCGTATGGTCGGTATTCGCATATCCACCTGCAACCATCCTGGCTAACAGCTGCGTAGTAATTCCGGCCGATCCATATCTCACACCCAGCAATAACAGTTACATAACTATTTCGCCTATGGCTAATTTTAAGATTCTGCTAACTGTGCCGATGTTTGATAACCAAGGCAACCTGCAGGGCATCGAGGATTTTATTGTTGCAGCCTATACAAAATTAGCTGCATCAAACCTTGTATTTAATATAACTAGCGTTAGCGCGCCTGGCGTATTAAATGCTGATAGCGGTGACTTGCTTACCGCCGAGTTCACCATATCCATACTATCGAGCTGGAGTTAAACCATGTCATACACAGATGAGGATATTGCCTTTCTAATTAAGATAGGGCAAATTTCCGAAGCACCAAAAGAAACAAAAACCAAAGCACCCGTAACCGAGAAAATCGAGGAATAAACAAATGGCCGTATATTTAAATAATACAGTCGTTGTAACTTTGAACTCAGTAGTACTTACTGACCATGTTACAAGCGCAACAATTAACCGTACCTTCGATGAACTCGAAGTCACAGCCATGTCTGATACCAGTCACAAATTTGTAAAGGGTTTGGAAGCTTCTACAATTACGCTGGACTTCCTATCGGATACAGCTGCTGCAAACGTAAACGCAACCCTTCAGGCTGCATGGGGTACAACAGTACCTATTACGCTAAAGCAGACAAGCGCAGTGGTATCAGCTACTAATCCGCTATACAGCACCACAATCCTAGTTAATAACACTA